GCATTAAAGTATGCTCGCGATGCCCGTTGGGATATCGTTGGTCGCTGTATGCAGGTCTTGGAAGCATCGTTCGTTCGCAAGATGAACGACGACGGATGGCGCACCATTGTTTCGGCTGGCAACAGTCGTAGCTTGGTGGTATATGACACCGCGGCCACACCCGGCCTGTTCACCAAACGTCTAGTGGCCTTGATGAAAACCATCATGCGTCGCAATGCGGGTGGTAACAGCACATCGGTTAATCGTGGCCAGCTAACTGACCTTTATGTCAGCCCAGAAGCCATGGAAGACATGCGCACTTGGGATCTTTCCCAGGTGGATGACTTCACCCGTCGGGAAATCTTCTTGGCAGGCACTGGCAACGAAGAGTACGGCCTTACTCAGATCTTCGGCGTAAAGCTTCACGATCTCGACGAACTCGGTGTGGGTCAGGATTACCAGACCTACTTCACCAGCACCCTCAGTGGGTCTCTGGACTTCGGTAGCGCCAACGACGAAAAACTTGAACTGTGCGTCGGCCTCGACCTCAGCAAGGACGACTCGTTTGTGATGCCATGGCGTCAGGAAATCGAGATTTTTGAAGATCCGACCTTCCATCGTCAGCGTCGCGCCGGCTTCTACGGATTCGGCGAATACGGCTTCTCGGTACTTGACAACCGTCGCGTTCTGCTCGGCGCTCTGTAAGGTATCTCGGTCGCGCTGTTATGGGGTGGCCTTTGGTGGCCACCCCTTTTTCTTTGAGGGCAATATTATGATTTGGATTTTGATTTTAGCTCTATCGGCATGTCCGTGTGGCGAAACTTGCGCTTGCGATCCGTGTGCATGCAGCAACTTCAGGGTGGTTGGCCAAAAACAGCCAGTGGTTGCTAAACCGCAGCCAGCAGTTGCTAGGCCTCGAGTTGCGACGAGGACTTATTATCGTCCGACGATTAAAATGGTGCCCCGTCCTCCTGCTTGCTCAACTTGACGATAGAACCTCGCAGCAGATCGGTCGATCTGCGCTGGGACGAGCGGTGTTGCACGGTGTAAATTCCTGTGGAGGCCGCACATGAATGCCTACAGGATCGTTACACGGATCCAGGACCAGGACGACTTCTCCGGAGTCCCCCAATCCGGCCAAGTCGTTGTCTATAGCTCCGCTCAGGCGAAGTTTGTTCCGGCCGACGTGGCCAACGTGCTTCCTCTCAATACCCGCACGCTCGCCGGTCTCCAGGACGTTCAGGTCACTAGCCCTGCGGCCACTGACCTACTCGTTTATTCGGCCGTCGACCAGAAGTGGGTCAACGACCACATCGTCGATGGAGGCAACTGGTAAATGGCCAATATCATACGTATTAAGCGCCGCACATCCGGAAGCTCCGGCGCCCCACCGAGTCTTTACAACGCAGAACTGGCCTTCAACGAGGTCGATAAGGTTCTCTATTACGGATTCGGCACTGGTGGCGTAGGCGGAACTGCTGGCACCATTATTCCTATTGGTGGTGAGGGTGCCTTCTTGTCGCTGAGCGGCAATTCTGCCGTTACCATCAGTCGCGCGTTTACTTTCGGATCCACAGTTAGTCTTGGTTCACAAGCTACCGCTACCACAGGCCTTTACTCCGACAATTCCACCCGCATTGCCACCACCGAGTTCGTTAAGAACCAGGGGTACTTGACCGCCAACCAGACGATCAATGTCTACGGCGACGTCACCGGGTCGGGCACTACCTCCATCACAACAACGCTTGCGAACTCTGGCGTCACTGCAGGCACTTACTCCAAGGTCACCGTCAACGCTAAAGGGCTGGTTACCGTCGGAGGATCTATTGTCGAGAGCGACATCCCCACGCTTTCGTCGGCGAAGATCTCAGATTTCGACAGTGCTGTACGGAACTCGCGACTCGACCAGATGGGGTCCCCCACCAATGCCGTCACCCTCAACAGTCAGAAGATTACCAATCTAGCCGATCCATCTAACTCACAAGATGCCGCAACCAAAGCTTACGTCGACTCGACCAGTCAAGGGCTTGATCCGAAACAGTCGGTCCGGGTTGCCACTCAGGCGGATGTCACTATTTCCGCTCCTGGCAGCTCGATCGATGGCGTTTCTCTGTCGTCGGGTGACAGAGTTTTAGTCAAGACTCAGACTACATCTGCCCAGAATGGCATTTACGTGTTTAATGGTGCCTCGTCGGCCATGACTCGGGCACTGGATGCCAATACCGAGGCCAAGCTCAATGGTGGGGCATTTTTCTTTGTTGAGGACGGTACTGACGCAGCAAACGGCTATGTCTTGCAGAAGCCAACTGGTTCCTATACGCTTGGTTCCACTGCACTGTCGTTTGCTCAGTTTTCTGGGGCGGGTCAGATTGCTGCAGGGGCTGGTCTAACCAAGTCTGCTAATACACTCAACGTCGTCGGCACTTCCAGTCGAATCACCGTCAATGCTGATTCAGTTGACATAGCAGCAACTTATGTCGGCCAGACATCCATAACAACTCTAGGAACCATTTCGACGGGAAACTGGAATGGTACCGTCATCGATGTTGCTTATGGCGGTACTGGTACCACCACACTGACAGGTTATCTGAAGGGCAATGGAACAAGTGCTTTTACTGGAATATCAACTATTCCTGGATCGGACATTAATGGAGACATTGCAGGCAAGGCAGCAAATGTTACTGGCACTGTGGCTGTTAGTAACGGTGGAACTGGAGCGACATCCCTCACTGGCATTCTCAAGGGAAATGGAACATCTGCACTTTCGGCAGCATCTGCTGGAACCGACTACCTAGATCCATCCAGCACTGTTGATGGCGGCACATTCTGATGGCCAATACCATCCGACTTAAGCGGAATACATCTTCGGGCACAATGCCTGCCGCAGAAGCGCTTTCTACTGGCGAACTCGCCATAAATACGGCAGACGGAGTGTTATTTACCAAGAATGAATCCGGCAGCGTGGTTCGTTTGCCTGCTTTTGATTTGAACGGTCAAAGTATTGTTGGTACTGGGGCAACAGCTCGAGGCATCCAGGTTAGCGTTCAGTCCAATGGATCTTTTTCCGCCGCAGGCGATGCTCAATCTAGGACAGGTATTCTTCGCGGGGTGACAAACGACGGCACAGAAAGAGAGCTTTCTCTAGACGGCATGAGTGCTTCAAACAGCAACGCATTTGTGTTACCTAACTACGCGACCATGGCTTTTGACGTAAATATTGTCGCAAGGCGAGCCGACGCCGTCGGTGGCAGTTCGGCATTTACGCTTTCCGGATGCATTTCTAGGGACTCTGGATCTGCGTCAACAAACATGATCAACTTTAATAAGATTATTGTCGGCAAAACTAGCGTATCTTGGGATGTTAGGGCTGCTGCAGATGTTATCAATGGTAGACTTGCTATTTTCGTAACGGGTGAGAATGGTAAGACCATACGTTGGGTTGCAACTGTTAAGACTACCGAAGTAACCTGTTAAGGAGTTTTCTTATGGCGGATATCGTTGCCTCAGTACCAGTAGTTAAGCCAGCGACCTCAGAAATGGTTTATGACATTTGGGTTGTCGAGTCATTAGTTTTTAGCGGCGACGGGATTAATCAAAAGCTAGAAGCAGAGGCGTGGTTCAGGATCGCCGCCAGACTTCCCGATGGAGGATGGGCTTTTGGTGAAGAGCGGAGAAACTTTCACATCAAAGATGTTTGGCTATTGGCTGAAACAGATGCTTCCGTGGCATCTGCGATGAGTGCAGTCATTAGCAACCTAACGCGCCTAGCAACTGTTGCCGGAGTTCTCTGATGCCAAAAAGAATCGACCAGCTTGATAATAGGACGCCGCTCAATGACGATTGGGTTGTTTCCACCATTACTAATGGTATAGCTGGTCGATCAAGACTTTATCAGCTTGTGCGGAATGGACTCGACCAATCGGTTGATACTGGCGGCAACTCTCTGTCAATTATCGGTCCACAACGCACAAGTTCCGGAGTCGGTGGGCACATTCTTCTGACGCCTGGCAAAAAGGCTGGCGGTCCTAGTGGGGACTACTCTGACTACTGGGGTCGCGTGTATCTGGTTACGAGCAATCCCTCCCCCACCAATGAAGATACATATTTTGCCTTTGACGATGAGAAAGTAACCCTATCTGCGGGTGAGGCCGGAGTTGGCCGTTCGCTTTTGCTTCAGAGCGGAACAAGTACAATCTGTACGATCCACATTGGTGACTCTATAGAAACTGGACCAGCTATCACCGTTTCCGGTCCTACCATCTTTGATGGCTTAGTCATAGGTGGATCAGCTACTATTACTTCGACAAAGAATGGTTTATATTCACGCGATTTTTCAGCTTTTGATGTCGTCAACGCCAAACTTTTGTGGCCTCGCAAGGTAACGACTCTGTCTGGGGCCTTTTCTGGAAGTCCAGATCTTGGACTTGATCGCGCTGGAGTGGGCATTCTGAGGATTACTGACGGATCTTCTGGTGGCGGCTCATTCTCCTCGCCCTCCTCTACCTTCTCCCTTTCTGCTGCCACCAACAATCTTGCTGTCGGCTCCGCCTCCCATCTACGCATCAATCCTTCAGGATCCGTCGATCTTACTGGCTTGTCACCCACTGGTTCTGGACATATCGATGGTCGCCAGCTTTCTCTCTTTAATGTTGGTAGTGGTACCCTTACGCTGAAGCACCTCTCTGGACTTAGCTCTTCGGGAAATCGCCTGTATACCCAGATTGGATCAGATCTTGCTGTGGCACCCGGAAGATCCGCCCAGATGACCTACGATGCTACCTCGGGATACTTTCGTGTATCTGGAGGCACATCTGGGGTCGATAGTGCTGCTGGCCCAAGCGGCTCATTGCAATACTCCTCGTCTGGAGTTTTGGCCGGAGCCTCAGGTGTATCTACTAATGGGAGTGATCTGTTTGTCCAGGGGAAGTTCCTGTCTGGTTCGACGTATGGTCGTTGCGGATTGTATGTTCTTTCTAAGGTCACGCTTTCGGCAACAACCGAACCTCTAACCACAGACGGCCAGGCGCTAAACTCTGACAATCAAATTGTTCTTCCGAATAATTCAACGTATCTTTTCGACATCCTTATTAGTGCTCAGAGAGAGGACGTAGTTGGTGAACGCGCTGCTTTCAGGTTTGAAGGGGTGGCTTTCCGTAACACGGGGGCTGGCACTGTCGACATCCTGATTGGTGGAGTGAGCAAGACTACTGTTTCAAGATCTTCTGTGCCTTGGGATGTTGTTGTCGAGTCAGACGTAGTTCGCGGCGCCATGTCGGTGCGTGCGACCGGCGAGACAGGAAAAACCATCCGTTGGGTGGCAGCAGTAAAAACAGTAGAGGTGCAGAATGCCACTTAATTTTGACAAGAGTCCAGCCGGATCAGTAACGCTTAAGGCCCCAGCAACAGGGTCTGTGGTCTTCACCCTTCCCTCGGCGGACGGGACCAGTCGTCAACTGATGATTACTGACGCCTCTGGCGTCTTAAGTTTTACCACTCTTATTGCTGCAGATATCCCCACCCTGACAGCATCAAAGATTTCCGACTTTGACACCCAGGTACGCACCAGTCGACTGGATCAGATGGCGTCTCCTACCGGATCTGTGTCTCTTAACAGTCAGAAAATAACATCGCTGCTAGACCCAACCAGCGCACAAGACGCCGCCACCAAATCTTATGTGGACGCAATAGCTTCTGGGATTGACCCAAAAGCGTCGGTCAGAGTAGCAACTCAGTCCAATATTACAATCTCCAATCCTGGCACAGCGGTCATCGATGGTATCACTCTGACAAGCGGAGACCGTGTCTTAGTCAGGAATCAAACGACGGTATCGCAGAACGGCATCTACATCTTTAACGGCTCAGGCTCGGCCCTAACCCGATCGACAGATGCTGACTCGACAACCGAACTAAATGCGGGCGCTTTTGTTTTCGTTGAGGAGGGCACGGACGCTAATGCTGGCTTTGTGATGCAGAAGCCTGCGGGAACCTATGTATTAGGCACGAGCGATTTGGTTTGGGTTCAGTTCTCAGGCACGGGTCAAATCTTAGTAGGAACAGGCCTGAGCAAAGCAGGCAACACCATTTCCTTGTCGACGCCTGTATCTGGAGCGAATGGCGGTACTGGCCTGAGTTCTATTGGGACGGGATTCCTTAAGGGTGACGGCACTGTCCTCAGCT